TTAGCATCAGCAGCAGCTTTAGCATCAGCAGCAGCTTTAGCATCTTGAGCAGCTTTAGCATCAGCAGCAGCTTTAGCAGCTATAGCAGCAGCTAAATCAATGTTATACCTTTCTTCTTCTTCTTCTATAGTAGTACCAGCAACAGAAGCAGCAATGTTATTGATGTAAGGATTAAAGTCTGGCCCTACTCCTGTAGACCCTACTTTTGTACTTAATCCTCCAGCGGTTGAACCCGCTAGCCCCTGTTGTATAGCTATTGCTAAAGGAGAGCCACCTACATAAAAGTCAATATTGCCGCCAGTTAATTCGCTTAGTGTTATATTAGTAGAACCGCTTATTCCTATCATTGGGTCAATAGAGCCTAGTAAATCTCTAATTTTACCAGTTAAAGGAATAGGTATATCACCAATAGGTATTCCAGCAAACAAAGCCGCTGTAAGAGGATCTCCTCCTAGTAGCTGTGCAGTAGCGGCACTAGCCCCCATAGTTGCTGCTGTAGATGCCGCAGCACCTGATATACCTGCTTTTGCTACTAAAGCCTCTGCTGGCACCCCTAAAAAACTTCCAACAATTGTAGCTACCATAAAGTTAGAAGCTATATCCATAAATCCTGGATCTTTAGACTCAAAGGTTCTTATCTCACCAAAGCTGAAAGGATCGTAGAGATAAGAAGAACCATCGGAAGTCTGTCTAACAGGTTTAACGTCATACTTATGATAAAGTGCCTGTAACATAGGGTCACTTTGATAAGCAGTCATTAAAGCATCTTGATAGCTTAGATTTTGAGTAGCTTGTAAATAAGTTACTTGGTCTTTAAGAATGGGTTCTACAAGAGAATGAAACTGTTTTAGTTCAGAGTCTGAAGAACTTGTGTGCTCACCTAAGTTACCACCAAAATCAGATTTACTAAAAGCCTGACCACTGGCTGCAATATCGTAACCATAGTAAGAACTTAAAGCTGATGCTAGTTCTTCAGTAGAAGATAAATCTTTTACAGCAGAGTAAGCCTGTACTGTTTTATCTACAGTAGCAGAAGATCTACCAAAATCTCGTAGGTAAGCAGGGGTATTGTCTGTGATAGAGGAGTATTCATAATACGAAAGAGAAGGCCTGCCAGATCCAGCTACTGTGCCGCTAGAGTAAGCTCCTCCTTCTCCTCCAAAATCAAACTCAGTATTAAAGAAAGGTGTGACAGTAAATGCTTCATTAAACAAGTTATCGTAATAATCATCTACAGCATCTACATCGTTAATGCTTGCGTAATCAGCACCTTCTTCTAAAGATCTACGGTAGTCAGCCCAAGATGGTACGCTCATTACTTACCCCAAGTAGACAAGGTTTTAATACCAAAACTTGCAGCTATAGCACCACCTAGGAAGGCTTTGTAGTAATCAGGCATAGTAGACAATACAGTAAATCCTTGTTCAACGTAGGGAACCATAGAAGGTATGAAAGCACCTATCAATGGCAAACTTAAAACTACAGCAAACCATTCATCTTTCCATGAGGTTTGTGAGGCAGCAGCTTGTTGAGTTTCCCAATCACCGTCATTTGTAATACGGCGTAACTTGGATTCATGTACAGCTTGCTTTTCAGCAGCTTTATTTTTAAGGAAAGTACCGGCTATATTAGCTATAGGGCCAATGAGAGCTTGTAACATAATACACTCCTTAAAGATAAAGCTAGGGGGCTACCGAAGCAACCCCCAGCTAAATAGTTGTTACTTAGGAACAACCAAGGTAAGTCCAGCTTCAGGACGTAGTACAGCTTTACCGTACAAGGTGTCTGAAGTGAACAAGTTAGCAAGGAATTCTTGCTTGTACTGTGTCTGCGATCTAACGCCTTGCTGTTCGGCAAGAGTTAATGCATCACGGTGTACCAAGAGAGCACCTAAGCTATCTACAGTAGAAGCACTGTTAGCAGCAGCGGTTTCAACTACAGGGCAGTTAGTACTTACAAAGATACCAATACCATATAATTCACCGATCTGTCCACCTGTTACTTTGCCGTTGTTAACAAAGTCAGAGCTAACGTAGCGATCAATACCCATGATCGTGTTACGCACTGAAGGAGGAATAACAAAGCTACGTCCGTCCATAGGTACGTCTTCGTCATCTAACTTCTGGATTAGTGCTCTAAAGCCACCGTCAGTAAAAATGTCAGCAGGGACAACAGTATCAGCTACATAAGTAGTCAGTGAGGATGCACCAGCGTTAATGAAGAAAGTACCACCGTTGTTTAGGTAAGTAGTACTAGAAGTACCAGCAGAACCTAGACCAGTAGCCAAGCCGTGTAGATCTGTGTCTACTTGCTTCGCAAGAGCGTAGCCAGCGTCCTCTGTGTAGAACTGACGCAAAGAAGACAACGCCTGTACGTCTGTAATGTCTTCAATTAAACGTGAGTACTCAAAGTGACGGTCAATAGAAACCTGTACTTCGCCTTCTGTGCTTGCCTGTACTGTTACAGCAGTCTTGGCTGCTTTAGCATGGGCATCGCCACGGACAGGCTTAGGAACGTGAATGGTATCACCTTTCTTACCTGACATAGACATCTTCTTGACTAGGTTAGCCAATACAAGATTCTTTTGGTATGCAGCAATAATCTCGTCACTCCAGATTTCTGGGATGAAAGTAGCTGCGCTAGTGTTGTCAACGAACCCGCCAGTTGCGGGATATGTGGAATCAGTCATAATAAATATCTCCTAAGATATAAGTTTATCTGACCCTACCTTCTTGATACGCTAGCATAATTTCTGGTTGTAGTGCTGCGTACCTGTTAGGGTCAGTTTTCATAAGGTTAATAATGTCTGCGCGTCTATAGATCTTCTTTGGTGCAGATTCAGAGCTACCACGGGCATTGCCTGTACTAGCCGCCTTAACCGCTTGCTTACGAGCCTGTTGTTCAACCTTTGCAGTCTGTTGGACTACGTTCTGCCGTTCTTTCCAAAGGCTAAATAGCTCATCGGCGGCTTCATGGTCATACTTTTGGTCTGCGTCTACAAACAATCTAGTCCTAACTTTAGATGCTTGAATCCACTCAGCAAACTTAGTATCCTGTAGGATAGCTTCCATATCTGGATGCTTGCCCTTCAGTTGTGCCATTGCATTGCTTTGGCGATACTGGTTTGTGACGGCTTCAGCCTCCCTAATCTTAGGATGGTTCTGAATTGCCCTGTCTACAGCCTTATCAGGGTCTGTAAAAAAGTCTATTTCTTCGACTTCTTGGGGTGCTCCTTGTTCCGGTGTGAGTTGTGTCTGTATGTAGTTATCTACAACTTTGCGTAGCTCACCAACTTCAGAACTCTGCCTGCCCAGTAGCTTTTCAGCTTCCTGATGCATTTGTACAAGTTCTTCAGCAGACTTGTTTTGATATTTTTCTGGTATAGAAGGAGGCTCCTGTGGTTCAGGGGTTACCTGCTCTTCCTCACTAAACATCTCTAACTGGTCTGTGGAATCTACGTCTTGACGCTCATTCTCTATAATTCTAGCCATTATTAACTCCGTACCTTAGTATTGTGGAGAACTTTAGTATGACGGAAGGGTTAAATACCTTGTTTCCGTTCGTATGCGATTTGCTTAACTCTGCGCTTGGCCCACTTATCGTGTGCATCAGGGAAATCCCCACTAATGCCCTCTAAGTTAGACCTGACAGGAGAAACAATTCTTTTTGCGTCCAAGCCACAACTGCACCTAGAAGTTGTGACATTGGGCTTTACTAAATCTTCAAACTTTTGCCCACAAGGGCATCTGAAATCAAACAGCCTCATCTACAGCTTCCTCAGTATCATCTGATTCTGCTTGTTCTTTGGCGTTATCAATCTGTGTTTCAAGATTAAAGAGTGTACCTAAGATAGCTAATTGGCCTTTACGGAAGTGAAGGTTATTAGCGTCTTCAGTAAGCTCTACTGAGTTGATTTGTTCAACATTACCTCTAAGATCTGAGATTAGCTGTTTCCAGCCTTCTGATCTAAACATCGCAAAGTAATTGTTAAAATATGTTTCTAACTCTTGATTCATTGTATTTTACCTTTAGTTAAAGAATACTTATGTGCACTTATGTACCCATACAGTATAGCACACTTCTGTGTAAATGTCAAGAGTTATTTCAACTATTTTACAAGTGAATATAACAGTGCAAAGATAGCTACTGGGACTATAATCACTGCAATTAAGATAATCACCCCCGCTTCTTTAAGCTCTTTCATCCTAGCCTTGCGTGTAGCAATAGCCTTATTTATCTCATTCTGCCTAGCAACCCTAGCGTCAGCCATAGCCTTCATAGCGTTATCCCACAGATGACCATTGCCTGACACAAGGAAAACATCCTTAATCTCAGACAGTGTATCGTTTATCTGTTTCTGGGTTAGCTGGTGCTGTATGGCCTCTGATGCAGACAGGGGCTGAGTGTTTTTAATTTTCTGTAGATCATGTTGTGCCTCCCCTAGTGCACCAAGGAAGGAACTGATCTGCTGTATATCTGAGGTAGCTCCTGCTACCCTGTTTAGTGCTGAAGTAGCAGCGTTTACCGTACTGACAATAGCTGCTAATTCAAGCACCATTAGCGTCCCCTAGAATTCCCAACAGGCTTTCTTCTACTCACAGCCTTTTGTTGTCTAGTTTGTTTTTTCTTAGCTGGTCTACCTACTTTAGACCCGTATGTACCTGTACCGTATGGCATTAGCTTCTCCTTGTTTTTGTTTTACGAGCTAGTGTTTGATTAGCTCTCCTTGACATAGCACCGGAACACTTCCAACGCTTTCTTGATAAATTGTTTGGTGTATTAGGG